TGTCAGTAGGTACAGAGCTAAGATAAGATAAGACCATCTGAACCTGGTCATTTAGGTCCCGATTGCGCGATTGATAAAGCCATTTGTCAAACATCTTCTTATGATTCCAAGCAAATGTTGTTTCATCAAACCGACGTTTTAAAAAATCTATGTCTTTATCCTTATCACATTTAAATTTTGTGGATCTAATGTTTGGTAATATCTTATCAGACTGCAGACCACACTCCTTAATATATTGATCAATCTTAATTAAATTAGGATGATCTTTAAAATAAGCACGAGTGTCATCACCATAAACTTCAACACGCATATTATCAGCGTAATTGTCCCCGTAAATTTTATAACCAATAATACACCAGTAGAGAATATTTACATAACAATTTATTAGTGAACCAGCAGGATGACCCGATGGTTGACTTCTATTTAGTTCGGCAACTATTCCAGGTGGTATAATCACGTACTTAGTAACCACAGACATTATGAATGTTACAATCATATTATCATGCAATTTAGAAGGAGTTATTCCATTAGTAAGCAAAGCAGCGCCAACTTCTAAAAAGTGTGTATCAATGTTTGAATCATAAAATGACCAATCGGCTTCCAAGCAGTAGTCGTAATCTAGAGCATAATTGGTAAGCTTATAGGATTTTATTGCATTAAACTCTCCACATAAATTAAATGAACTATCCCAGTTTGTATATCCTAGAACGTAATTTAGTTTCTGAGACATCCACATTAGTAAATAGGTTATTGGAGATTCACAAGTTATAACAACACGAGTTCCAACTTCAACTTCCTTTTCACCTGTATGACTTAGTTTTATATCCTTTTCGCGACCTAGAATCTTCCAAAGATATAGATTCTTAATAGGTTTATCTTTTAACTTAGTCCAAAGCTTATATGCAACATTTCGAGAAATAGTATCACCATAACCTTTCTTGTTACCAAATAGCTTTGCACTGTAGTGGCCCGGATAGCTATCGTAATTTACTCGAACATAATCAAATAATTCACGCCCATGTGAAAATTCACACACAGGAGCTTTAAACCATTTAAAATTACTTTTTGCAATAATGGCTATAATATCATCTCTATTAAGTGATTTCTCAGTAGTATTATCTTTAAAATATTCACGAAGATGTGAAGTACAAGTGTCGTAACCGGCAGAGTATACGACCCTTGGACTATTGATCGACGAGATTAGATCATTTTTGCACGACTCAGAAGTCTCATTACAGATGAAATCAAGATTATCACTAATAAATTCTTTCACATAGTTTCTAGCTTTAACAATTTGAGATCTAGACGCACCAACGAAGTCAGGTGTAAAACCAACTATCCTATTAGTTACATTAATGTTCAAATGCTTATAAAATTCTTCGACATTAACACGTCTATAACGCATGACTATATCATATCCACGTCTGACTAGAGAATAGATTGGATAATTCTTCCTATTCCTAATCTTAATGTTATTTGACAGACCCTTACGAAATGTTCCTCTGCCAATGTCACGAAGTAGTTCTCTTAAGGCTAGATTAAAGTTAGTAGAATTAGCCTCCTTAAAGGACATTTTACTACCATTATCTCTTTTTGATCCATAAGTAAGCAGACTATTAAAAATAGGTTTCCAAACCCTATTAATATTTAGGCTTTTGAACTTGTCATACTTACTTAGGATAAATTCAAGTCTATCAACCGAAATTGGCTTTACTTTAAAGAGATCTCATCAATTAAACCATCTATATCAGCTATTTTACTAAC